CATTCTTTCCCCCTTATAGAGGTTACTCGTTGTTTTTTACAAAGCAATTCCTGTTGCAAAATGTATAACAGATTTACATAGAATGCAACTTTTTTTCAATTTTTCATTTGAAACATTTGTAATTCTTCAATGATTTGATACCCGTTCCATATAGGAATAGCTGGGGTTTTTAAAGTATATTTATTAATAGAAGAAACTCATGTTAATTAGTATTTTAACTTATTACGTTTCAAATCATTTTATACTATTTCAGTTTCAATCGGCACGTTTTCGGCACGTTTATATTTAAGGCCACCCATTATGGAGTGGCCTTTTCTATGATATTCTCACACCGCTTCGCCGACTGTTCTCAATATCTCCAGGAACAAAGGAGAGAGTTGAATAAGTACATAACCAAGCCCGGCATTCATAATCATTGACCAACCTTTTTCGCTGTTTCCAATCATAAACCAAAAACAAGCACCCACCATGATTACGCTGGCTATAGGAAAACTAATTGCAACCAGTATGTCGATCACTGGATTAAGTATGGTTGCAAGCACTTCCAACGACGTGTCTGCAATAACGCCCGTCTGAATCATACCATCCACAGTTGAAGATGGATCAGACATAACCGGTACATCCGGCACAGGCTGAACTGATTGAATCGGTTGATATACAGCCGGTACCACCTCATTGATTGTGGAAGGCCCAGCACTGAATTTATTGTATGCAAACAATCCTGCAGCGCCTGCAACCGGTACAGCCCCCATAATCATAACGTCTTTACGGGTAGCATAGTTCGATTCCTCGCGCATTTTGTCTAATGCTTCGAACCGTTCAGTGTAATCTGTATATTCCTCGGTCGGTACCACACGCATTTTATCCCTCTTAAATAACATCCTTCTTCCCCCTTATCGAATATCGTCCATCGTATAGACTTGGCATTTTAGCCCTTCGCAAGTTGTCTCTATCTGTCGCCTACGTAGCTCAGTCGTGGTCAACCATACAACAGTTGGGTAATAACCTAATTGCTTTACAACGCCCGGCATGAGCTCCTTATAACGTTTAATCTTTTCGCGATTTTCTTTCATGGTCTGCAAATTATCGACTTCTAAAAAGTGTCGGAAACCATTTCGACTAAACATGCCGTCCACAATTACAGTGTTGGTTCCATCTGAAATCTTGACTTCGTTCTTCCAATCCATCGGACATTTATAATGCAGCCAAAATTCATTACGCATGACAGTATGCTGCACACGACTTGTTCTGCGTCGGATCTTATCGCAGCCGACATATTCCCGGCCGTTTTTATTTAGATAATAAATTGTTTCGTAACCATTTCTAATGGCGGAAAGATAATCGGATAGATCGTTGAGGATGCGATTAGTATTTCGTTTTTTACCAAGTGAAAAGTATCTGCTGATTTGGTCGCGTGTAAGGAAATCAAACTTCTTCAAAAGTAACAGTATCTGTTCGTCTCGACTCGATAGCTGTTTCTTCAACGCGCTCCCCTTTCTCGGCAATATGAGGCTGAATAGTATCGTGGATAATATCTGAGGTAATTAGTGGTGTTTGTAGGATGTCTCGTTTATCGGCTGTTTGGTAGATAGCACGGCCTTTAATCATGGGTAATGTCTCTGCCCCTTCTGCATCCAGGACAACGCGTGAAGCAACTGCTGACTGTACCCTAAAGCATAGCTTTGCGTCAGCATTTTGTTTTACCTGGCGTGGAATCACATCGCCTACTGGGTACTGTGTGGCAACTACTAAACGGAATCCAAGGCCTGCCCCTAATCGTGCAATTTGACTCATGATTGTTTGGCATTCCTGTTTTAAAAGTTTTTCTTCCCTCGTTACTGCCTCTGAAGCATTAAGCTCCCCTACTTCGTCGATAATGACAAAATAACGTTCTTTTATGCCTGCTTGCTGTACGTTCTTCTTGCCCAGCCGTTTCAACAGCTGCTGAATATCGCGCATCTTATCATAGGCCTGCTGTAAACTGTGGAGGGCTTCATCCGGTTCGTATGCGATTGATAATGTCTGCTTGATATTTTCATAGTCACACAATTCGACACCACCTTTTAAATCAATAAGGAAGAAATTTGCATACTCCGGCTGTGATTGAATAAGGCTGTTTATTAAGCCGTTAATAAAATTACTTTTGCCGTATCGGGTAGCGCCGCCAAGTACTAAATGGGGAATCTTTTCAAAATCGTGATACTTAAATTCGTTAAGCGCTCGAGTCAATCCGACTGGCACCTTCCACCCTTCTCCACTAATGAACGCTACCTCTTTTGCTAAAGGCTTATCATACACGCGCACAATTAGCAGGCCGTCATATGACAATTCGATTTCCTTTTGCTCGGTGAGCTTTGCCTTCCACAGTTCTTGAAGCTGCAGCAGAATATCCCCGTCAAAATTTAATTGTCGTAAATCAGCAAATGTAATACGTTTTCTTCTATTATTAAGTCCGTCCTCTAAAATCTTTTGCCGAGCTTCATAATCGTTAAAGGAACGCCCCAAAGGAATACGATATTTGTACTCCCAGCCCCAGTCATATTGCTTTTTCTTAATCAGCTGCGTTGTCAGAGTGTCCTTTCCATCTTTCACGTTGAGTCCAGACAATGACATAATGCGTTGAATCTTGCCGCTGTCATTTGTGGATAATCCTTTCTTGGCTGAATAAGCTTTCCAAGCCATTCCACCCATTAGCGAAGTTGTTAAAATTTCGAACAGCACTTTTCCATCCCTTCTAAATTTCATGGCCGCCACGGTTCTCTTACAATAGTAAGAGTTGCAGTAAATGAGCAGTTTCCAAACGATGTGTAAACGTTGATATAATAACGATTCCCTACTGCCCACTTACATGCCCGGGTAGCAATCAATCGGGTACAACATCGGGCATGCAGCTGGCCGTTATAATACGACCAATTCTGCAGCATACATCCAATGTTTTTCGCCGTACACCTCAACCAAGTACAGAGTTTTATCCCGTAATAGCTTGCTATCGATGACGGTACCCACTTTGTTGATAACGTGTGGATAATAGTACTTGAAGTAATTTGTTGCTTCATCGTCACAGTAATCAATATTGATCTTCACTGGTTCACCTACTTGGATAGGAACCTGTATTGTGGAAGGCTCCAGAAACTCAAAGATATTCGTCTGGCCGATTAATTCCATGTGCTCAAAATGTGTCATATTCACCCTCCTACCATTCCAGCCAATTCTCTATTGGCGTATAGTCGTTTATTTCATAAGTGCTTTCACGTTCACTCAACCAATCGTAAAACGGTACCGGGCGCTCTTTATGCTGTTCGTCCTCCACAGTTATAGAAGTAGCAGCTGGACGTTTTATACGCTCTATAGCTTTTCCATAAGCGCCTACGAATATCGCTCGTAATGTACCCGTAACCGTTAACGTACCGTTGGCGATATCCCGAGCAATATTTACAATGACATCCTTTGCTTGATGGAAAGCCGGAGCATTATCAATCTGTGATGCCAATACCATTTTGTGTAGCTCATCTTTGAGTTGATCTGCTAATGGTAATGAGTACATGAAATCGTAAAGTATCTGCTGCCATTCATTCATCCATTCCTTACGAGCTTCCTTTTCAGCATGAGTGTTATTATATATTTCCTGTAAAGAGCTTGTTTTTAAAAGACTAAAAGAGCTAAATGATTGGTTCTCTGTGGAAGGCTCACAATCGTTGTCGTTATTGACTTCCTGCGCTGTCTCCCGTTGTATCAAAGTCGATGTGTCATCATAAGGTAAAAGCTTATAAATGCTTGCTCCTTTGATACCGTTCATCTTTGTCTGCTTCACTTTTTCAATGATGTTCAACTCAGTTAGCTTCTTAATTGCTCTCATTACTGTGCTACGAGATGTGCCCGTTGCTTCAGCGATTGTTTCAGCTTTCAAGTGACTAGCGCCTGGATAAGCGAGTGATCGGCTAGCAAGTGCAAAAACGATAGCTCGCTCTGATTCCGTTAAGCTGTAGTAATGCTGCTGGATATGCTGCTCAACTGCAACGTCCATGTCGTCTACAGATTTAAATGTTGCGTATGCTGCCAAGTATTCGAATGCCATTTGTTTCACCTCCATTCATTATTCATTCATTCGTGAATTAACTTACCTTTTAAATAAATTTATTCATCCAAAAGCTATACAAATTCACTTGTTGAGTATATAATATAACTAATAAATTAATTTGTAAAGAATTAAATTTCACTTTTCAGTGAATTATTTTTCTTCCAAGGTGAAAATGAGATAAAATGGAGGTGTAAACATTGATGAAAGTGAGCGAAAACGTAATGGGCGTAGCTAAAAAAATCAAAATGTTAGTTGTGGCAAATGAAATTACAATGAAGGATTTAGCAGAACGATTAGGCACTTCCCAGCCGAATTTGTCTAATAAGTTGAAACGGGATAATTTCAGTGAAAAAGAATTGGAAGAGATTGCTGCTGTTTGCAACGCAAAGGTCGAAATAAACTTTATAACAGAGGACGGAACGAAGATTTAAGCAGACGACAAATAAGGGTTGTCTGTTTTTTATTGTGTACTTTCTTGGTTTAATTTTCTAAAATGGAAAACATAAGGGAGGTTATACAATGAAGAAGTTATTTTACATCGGTGCATTATCGGCCCTGTTGTTAGCTGCATGTGGGGGATCTGACAAAGAGGCAGCAGTAACAGTCACGCCGGATGAATTTAACAAATTAGAAAAAGGTATGAGTTTAGAGGAAGTAAGTAAAATTATAGGGGATGCATCAGAAAATCTTGATGAAAAGGAAAACGATGATCTATTGTTAACCTTGGACTATGATGGGAAAAACGGAGTAGAAAAAGATTCCTCTGTACATCTTATTTTTTACGATGGAAAATTGGATACTATCATAGAAAACGGTTTAATAAGCAAAGAAGAGGAACCGGCGACTACAGAACCAGAAGATCAAGAAGAAGGACCTTCTGAAGATCAAACTGCCACTATAGAAGCTTTTCAATCAAATGATTTTATGAAGTTTGCTAATGCTTTCTATGATTTGACTGGACCTGAACGTTCTGAGGTCTACAGCTCCACTGTGGAAGGCGCTACCGTTACTTGGACAGGCACAATCGCTGATTTAGAAACAATCAAAGACAGCATTGTCGTAATGGGTAAAATGGATGCTTATAACGGTGCCGACTGGACCACTTTAGGTAACGAAAACGCTGATTTGATTCCTTATGTGATTATCGTTGAAATGAGCGACCCGTCTGTTAAATCCGAACTTAAAAAAGGTGATCCGATTACAGTGAAGGGCGAAATTGGAGCCCGTGGCGATAAGGAAGCCCAATTTAACTGGAAATTATACAAAGGCGAAGTTGTTAAATAAATATAAAATGGCCCTCCACAATTAATCTGTGGAAGGCTTTTTTATCGCATATCCTCTGGTGTTCTATACGGCATCCCCAGCAGCCGCTTCATTTCTTCCATGCACCAGTTCCTGAGAGCGATGTTTGAGTATCTATAATGATGTGTCTCTCCTCTCACCAATATAGCGTACTCCGTAAACATACCATCGTTGGAGCTGGAGGCGATCTTACAGCCGTCTTTGGAGAGGTCCTTTTTAACCTTCACGATATCAGAAAACACTTCTTTAGATTTTACCTCGTACCACTCTTCCATAACGGGTGCCATTTTTAAGCCGGTCAACCGCGCCTTGTCATATTCCAATGTTTTAAGGGTAAGCTCCAGAATGATTAAATTATGTACAATCGATTTTAACTCAAAGATATGTCGCATTGAATTACCCTCCAGTCATTCTGCATCCATTATGGTACGAAGCTTCTGCAGCTGGTAAATTACTGCATCCAGGCTTTCAGTTTTATGAAATATCAGGGATATTGGAGCATCATTGATTTTCATTATAGTTTCATCTGTATAAATGTGGGCTCCTATTGGTAACTGTTCGTTCTCTACAAATTGCACAACTCCGGGAATACAACCCTTTTTGCCGCCTATCTTTACCTGAATATCTCCGGTTCCAAATACCACTTGTATGTTTTCATCTGCTTTTATTGGCATTTATATCCCTCATTTATTTTCTTGTTATGATTAATAATAGAACGGACGTTCCTGTATTACAATAGGAGAAATAAAAAATCCTCAAGTAAGTTGTCCGGGATGACGTGTACTTGAGGATTCAAGGAGCAGGAGTATACCTGCCTATATATACTTCTATATTGCCATTCTTTTTCCTTCTATAAAGGTAAAAAGCCCGCTACCTACTTTTTCAGGTAACGGGCTTCATTTTATTTATTACGGCGTTGATTAATGGTAATGTACAGACCCAACAAACGGTCAGATGTCATTGTACCATTCTGTAAATCCTTCAAATGTGAAGATTGGATGATACCCTCTTTAACCGCTGCAGCAATAAAGTTTTCTGTTTCTGTACGCATTGCCGGTGAACCCGGATTCCATGTTTGTGGCATCTTGATTGCCTCCTTTTTAGGTTTGTCTTCCACAATTAATTGCACTTTCAACTTGCTGTTTGACGGTACGATGACCTGTCCCTCTAACTTGTAACCTTTCGGTATTGCCCAATTTGCTTTCACTTCAAAGTGTGGACGGTCAATATTGCTTTTCCAGTCTCCACCCCATGTAATACCTAACTTACGGGCAATAGCTCCTACCTTATTAAGGGTCAAAATATCATATAAAGATGATGGATGGCTACAGGCAATGTCCCATGCTAAACGGCTGCTATGGTTACTGTTGAGCGTCCATGTAACAATCAAACCTGGACGGGTACGCCCTTGTTGGTAAAGGTATTTTTGACGCTCTGGACTGCGATAAGTCTCAGTGATAAAAATATTTCGAATGCCGGCTTTATAACACTCTTGAAACAACAACCTACAGGCTGTCTGGGCATTTGATTTAAGCTCAGACAAGTCCCGGCATGTTTGAGTAATACTTACCATTTGCTATCATCCTTTTTAGGCTCGTCATATCGCATAGCTCGATTACTGTCACTAATCCCTCTTGTCGTCGGGTCAATTAAAAAAGTCGCTACAGACACGATAACTGTAACGACTACGTATGGGTTTAATATGGCTTGTTTAGCAACAGCTCCTACCATCGACCAAGATGTCAGATCATCGGCGTTGATACCGAAGTACACGCCGACTGGGGCGACTATTGCCAATATTAAAGCGACATAGAAATAAGGGTTTTTAAATCGTACTTTCCAGTTAATTTTCATCATTATTGCCCTCCTACCATTCTTAAAATGGATTCAATTATTAAATAAAAAATACCGCCAGAGACGACAACCTTACCGAGTAACTCCCACCTTTTTTCGGCATTGGATTTTTTTAAAGCATGCTCGGATAGGCTTATTTCATGGACACGCTTACGGTCAGCTTCTTTGCTATCATCGCGCGCTTTAATAAGTTCCCATTGCTTCGACATCGTGTCACGGAAAAACTCTTGCTGAGTCTGGCTGCTCTGTAAAATTGTTGACTTCAACTCTGTATTTTGCAGAACTACATTGCTCATTTGAGACGAAAGTAAATCTAATTTTTCAGTTTGCTTTTTATCATTCTCTTCTAACTTTCTAAAGTTAGTTTTCAGTTCATCGATACTTTTCTCATGGGCTTCAATGATTTGCTCATGTGTATCAATAGCCTCCCCGTGTTTTTTTACGGTTTCGAACATGGATGGATCACCACCAGTTTTAATTTGCGTTGGCATCCTCACTCCCCCAATTCATTGCAATATAAAAGCCCTCCACAGTTGATTGTGGAAGGCAAAGATTATTCTTTCACTGTTTTGTCGATATACCAAACAATGAACTTATATCCGATATACGGAATTAGCAAAACTAGTATAAAAACAAACGGTGCAACACCATATTTAACTGTGATAACAATTAAGGATATAATCATTAACACCCAGAATAAATAATCGAGCATATTATCCTCCTTGTTTTAGACATAAAAAATAACGCTAGCTTATGCTGCGTTTACTCTACCGGTTGTTCTTGTTGTGCATTCATCATATCCATTAATTCTTGATATTGCTCGATTGTAATACGATTGTATGATACATATAAATCCAATAACGTCGCCATTTGAGTTGGATTGTAGTTCCCACTTGCGATTACTTTCTTTGCGTTTATATACGTGATATTCATATTTATTCCCCTCCGGTTAAATTATTATTTTGGTTGTGCTGCCAAGATCTCAATTAAAAACGATGTATAGTCTACTTGCAGTTGAGTATAAGCCACTGTCATTTCAATAACCTCTAACCTTTGTTCAATTGTCCGTTCTTCAGTTGGTTGCTCAACAGAAGGTGGTTCTACTGTATCCGATGGCTCAGTGAATTTTCCGCTTGCTGCATCGTAAACATACCCTTCTTTCACAACACCCTTATAGTTAGTTATATCCACAATGACGATGGGTGGAGCAAGTTCTGGATACTTATCGTAGTAACTAATATTCATCACTATTCTATTTAAAACGATAGCTACTTTAAACACACTTATCACCCCCATTCGATGAGTAGTAGACCGGGTTTACCTTGAGTGCCATCCTGACCCTTCTCTCCACTTTGACCGGGTATTCCTTGAATGTTAGTGCCGGTTCCCCCTGCCCCACCTTTGCCGCCAACCCCACCTAAACCTGTGAGGTCGTGAGAGAGCGAATGAAATAACCGTAGGTAGTTATTGATCAATGTTCTTTCGGCTGACGTGTTGTTTATAACAGGTTTGGGATTACCGCCTACTCCGCCTGCTCCCCCTCCGCTAACACCGTTGCCTCCATCATTACCACCCCCGTTTGAAGTGAGATGACAAGCATACATATTTGGTAGTAAATTTATTGTTCTTTCATAAGAAACTCCGTTTAATGTCATTGTTGTGTTACCTGTATCTAAACTTCCTCGTCCACCAATTCCAATTTGACCAGGAACATTGCTAGTTCCTGTAAATATTGAGTTTGTACCTCCTCTTGCTTCCGTTGTTGGCACATTACCCCCAATACCGCCCATAAACGTAAGGTATGTTCCGAAAGATGTTGGTTTTCCATTCGAACCTTTTTGAGGTAATTGGCCGGGATTTCCAGTCGAACCAACAACTCCAACTCCTCCATTACCTCCTGGGCTGCCCGCCCCTCCTTCTCCAATAGTTACAGTTATTTCGGTTTCATTCGACGGGATAGAAACAGGGATTCTAAAACCAAAGTAACCATGTCCTCCATTACCCCCGGCTCCTCCACCGCCTCCGGCTCCTCCATATTGATTACTCTGGCTACCACCTCCGGCACCACCTCCGCCGCCCCCAGCTCCTCCGCCGCCTGCTCCAAAACCAGTAATATAAAATCTTGATACACCTTGCGGCACCTTAAACGTATAGACACCTGCTTCAGTAAAAATAGCATGGCCTGCTTTTTGGCTAACTTTAGATGGCAATCCTTCAACAATACCTTTAACGTCTTCAATTTGTTCGTACGTAGGTAAATTTACAATAATATCTTCTGCCATTATTCAACAACCTCCCTCATTACACTGGACATACAATTCAGCACCGGATTGTATACCCAACCATGCATGTATACTTTCCCATTAAATAAAATTTTATGAGGCAATGAAGCGTCCTTATGATCCTCAATCATGTTAAATAGATTCCCGGCAGCATCTTCGCTCAATTTGTTTTTTATCGTCTCAAACCATGTATCAAAACCATTTTTACGCCCTTCTAGCCATGTATAATAAAGTTGCTCCTCTGCTTGTCGCCACGCTGTAAAATCGTTTTCCTGTGCATCAATCCATTGCTCTAACGCTGTCGTTACATTTGTCTGCCAAGTTAAAAATTCTCCGGCCTTTGTAACAGAATAATTATCAAACCATGATTGATACTGATTAAAAATGGTTGTGGTATCAACTTGATCAACCACACCATGCATAAGGCCACATAGTGCTCTATTTAGACGTTGGTCAGTAATGGCTCCTTGTGTAAGAGTAAGAGCTCCTTTTGCTACGTAAATATCAGCAAGCGCCAATTCATAAGCGTCCGCGTCCCGTTTTAAAGGTGGAGCTACGGGAGAAGCAGATAAAGTACCCGACTTAACACTTACACTCATTTTTCGCTCGATATAATCACATCTAACTACAATACGATCAATACGATTTAATGTTGTATCAGCTTTATTCAGTTCATAGATGTAATCCTCATCGTTAACGAGATACCGACCATTAATCCATGCTTTACCAGGGCGAACAATAATTCTCATTGAATCTCCTGCAGCAAATATCTGCAAGCAATCAGATGGATTGACAAAAATACCATTGCCGATGAATGTCGCAAAATACTGCGCGAAGTCCTCCGCCTTATAACGTCGGTCTCCATAAATTGAATTGAATATACCGAATTTCATCATTTATTTCACCATCCTTTTTAATGCCTGTGGGAGAGTAGGAACAGATTTCCCTACCGTCACATAAATTGATTTTCCATCCTCTTTAAAGACTTCATCTGCTTGCATCACCCGACTGTTCATGAGCACATTCAGCTCGTCGTCCTTGATTGTGATAATATCTCCAAGAAAGAAGTCTTCGTTGTATTTCGTATTTTCCTTCGTTACATCCAGTTCACAGTCAAAGCCGATGAACTCTGTGTATTCGCTTTTCTTTTCTTCACCCCTAGCTACCAATAAGGAAGTGTATTCTGATGCCGGTATACTTACCTGCGTACCATTTACATCCCGAGTGTCCGAGATGTCTCTGGCATCCACAAACAGCTCCCTGCGCTGTAGTCCTTGATTAGTCCCTCCGATAATAGCCGTTTTACGTGCAGGCCCCTCTCCGGCTCCAGCGATAAGGACCGTGTTTTTAAAGTCGTTATCCGCTTCTTCATAGGTACGTTTCAGCAAATTGCTTCGGCTTTTCGAAAGGATGATACGTGGATTGACAAGCTGGTTAATCGTTCGATTTGTTCCTTCATAGAAGTCGTATTGCAAGGTCCGTCCATTGAAAAGGCAGCGTACACCGATATCATGTGTTCCACAGAGATTTTCACAGACTGTATATACATCCTTATCGGTAATTTGTTGCTGGATGGCGGAGCCGATATTTTTGGCAGCCGCTAATTGCACCTGAGATATCTTTCTTGATGCATCTGCCGGGTTAATCATTGTCGATATAATTGCCTGACGCATAATCATTTCAGGCGTAGCATTGAAATCATATTGCCCCCATAAAATACGTCGGTCTGTCCAACGAAAGAGCGAGAAGCATTTGACTACGAGCTGATCTACGCCGTCACCATCATTGAATCCTCGATAATACACATACATAGCTTCGTTATCATCCTGCCGGAAAATAATATTTCCTTTCTTAAGGAGTTCAATGTTCTTCGGCGTGACATCCACATGCAATTCTGCTTCACTGCCTGGCCCATACTTTTTCCTCCACAGGAGATAAGAAAAGTTTCCGATAAAGCCTAAACGTTCAAATTTATCGTTACATACATATAACATGCTTACACCCCCACAAACTGAGGCGTAAAGTAAATGGCTACCTCTAGGTTTGATACAAATTGTGCTGCATCATAGCGAATCAAATTATCACCGACATCCACACTGAGTTGAATATCCGAATCGTAAGACAGGTAATTGAAATAATTTATCTCTACACCATTTCGTTCTAGGATGGCATACTCATTCCCACGCTTCGTATTAACCGTGACAATATCGCCACCTTGTAAAGTGGCTTCGATTTTAACAATCCGCCCAGTATCCACTACTTCAATATAGGGCTCCACCACACTTCCAATCGCTTTGAACTGAATACGTAATGGCGACGTTGTATCACTGTCATTAAACACATTCACTACATTGTTAGGCTCCCGGTATCCCATTTCAATACCGTCACCCTCTGCATCGATTTCCAATTCAAACTCAAATGCCGGTACCCACATGGCGATTTCAAACTTTTGCTCCTCGGTATACCACCAAGGATTCGGGCATAAGAACGATATCATGAATTCCGGGATAATATGGCGACTGATTACAGGTGTTTTCTCAACCTTGCAATCGATATAGCGAACAATGTCACCATTGGTATATTTCAACGTGAATGAATGTTTCGGATTAAAGAACCGAATCATCTGCTGCCGGTTGATATCCTTGTCCAGTCGGATACGGCCCTCAATGACAATATTCCGCTCTCGCACACTGGAACCTTTGATATTGGTTCCATCTTCGTTATAATTTTTGACATTGTAGAACTCATTTTCCAATGCTCCTAAACCATCAGCCTTGTCCAGATAAAAAGGGCTAGACACGGATATTTCGAATGTCTGCCCTCGATGATTATCGAATATTAATTTTTCTCGTCGCTGGAAAGACTCAATCATGCTCTAGCCCCCTTTATAGCTGTAGTCCCATTTCTTTTAAGGCATTCCGTGAGAGTCTTGCCGTTTCATACGGATCTAACGGTCTTGGACTTGTAATGGAGAAATGGTAGTGATTTTCAGTATTTGTTGTAGATGTGGAAGACGATGTATTATACTGCGCTGTTCCAAATGCTACAGACTTTTCAGCGCTGCTTGCAAGCGAACCATATACATTGTTCATTGCCGCCTGCAATCGACCACTGGACTGTTC